AGACCAACGAACAGGGTTTCGTAGGTGGGGTTGCTAGGTCTATGCAGTACGGCACCACGGCAAACGTCGTGCGCGCCTTGAACCTTAATCACGCACGCGAGCAAAACTTCACGCAGCGCTTGATTGCCCAACGCGCTAACCCTTTCGCACAGCCAGCCGAAGAAACAGACGAACTGTACAACTTAGCGGCAAGCGTAGCGAGAGACCTTAATCTTAGCCCAACGCAATTCAATGAGTTGCGCAGGGATACTCGGTTCCTTGCTAACGGAAAGTACGCCACGTTTGAGCAAGACGTGCGGGACCAAGGCGCGTACATTGCGAAGCGCGACAAGACAATGGAAGGGGTTGGCGTTGGTGCTTCACTTGTCGCTGGCTTGCTGGACCCCGTTGACTTGGGCGTAGCCGTTGCAACAGGTGGCACGGTAGGCGCATTGTCGAAAGGTGCGCGGCTTGCAAACTCTACGTCTTTTATAGGGCGGAAGCCATTTACGGCAGGCTTTGGTGCTGAAGCTGCTGTAGAGCTTGGCATGCAGCCAGGTCGCAGTGCGCTGAGCGGTCAGAACGAAATGGACGTGGCAAGCATTGTGGCAACCGGGTTGTTTGGCGGCGTGGGTAGCAGCATGATTGCAGCGTCTACGAGCAAGCAACTGCGCAACCTTGAGGCAGTCGCAGCGCTTAACTCAACTGAGCGTTCTGTTGTGCGCCTTGTTAACAGCGCAAGCGCAGGGGATGCGGCAACGCAACCTGTCCGCGTCTTCGGCCAAGACACTTTCTTAGGCAACGTTTACGAGTGGCTTAGCCCCCGGCGCAGCGCGCAGATGAGCAAGCTTGGTGAGGTCAGTGAGACTGCCCGGTTGCTTGGTGGCATTCTGCAAGAAACTGACGACGGAGTTATTCGTGCGGGTGCACCTGAGTTTGAAGCAGAGGTGCGCTTGTTTGACGCTGAAGACGCGCTGGGCCTTGAGCAACTGCGGCAAAGCATGGCGGACGCGCTGACGGACACAGGGATAGACGAAGGTGACTTCCTCGTAGCAATTGAGCGCACGCGTCGATTCCGTAACTTGGGCAAAGAAATCACAGCCGATGACTTGCGGATGGAACCCGAAGTGTTTGCCAAGCTTAAGCCACAGATTGACGAGGCGGCTGACCACTTAGACAAATTCTACGAGAAAAAACGCGCACAGATGGTGGAGAGTAACATCTACCAAAGTGACATTCTCACCGAACTAAACGGCCAAACGTACAACAAACGGGCGTTCAGTCATCGCAACATAATGCTACTTGATGACCTGCTTGAGCGCGAAAAGATGCACAAGCTTATCACAGGCGCAATCGTGGCAAAGCAAGGACTGCCCAAAGAATACTTGGCGCGCAAGGTTGCGCTGGGTGACGTTAAACTTGATGGCGTGCGCATTGACGATTTCGGGGATGGCGCAACGATTGAGTTCAAGACAGACTTTATTCTCAAGAACTACGACGCAGAGATTACGGCCAAGGCTCAGACGTACATGAACCGCCTTGGGCGCGCATACTACGACAACGTTGTGGACCGGGTACGCAACGCACGGGAAGGTCGGATTGATTACTTCACGAGCGACGACCTAGAGGAAGAAATTGTTGAGGCGTTGCTGCGGGAGTTCAAGTCTGACGCAACCGACGTTGAAGCCGCAGAAATGGCAGAGCTTGTCACAAACATTCTAGTGCGCAAGCAGCGTCCAAACAGCAAACGGCCAGACGCAGACTTTTTAAACAGCAAGCTAGGGCTAGACGACACGTTCAGTATGTCATTGCGTGAGCTTGGGTTTAGCAACGCCGACGTGACGCGATTGTCAGCAAGCTTAGACGAAACGCTGGGCAGCAGTCGTATCAGCAAAGGCGACCGGATTAGCTTTGAAGACCTGATCGTAAGTGACGCGCTGAACCTGGCTAACTCTGCCCGTTGGGGTGCGAACAGACTAAGCGTGCTGGGCAAGCGCGGCATTCTAAAAGAAGACGACACCGTAGCAACCAAAGTGCGGCGAATGCGCAAGCAGTTTGAGGACTATAAGGAAAAGGCAAAGAAGCGCGGGACGAGCGCTAAGACAATCCAGCGTGAGAAGCATCGTGTTAATCGCGGCATCTTTGACTTGATGACTGCGGCAGGGCGCAACCCGAACCGGGCGTACGACGAAATGATTGACGTTGACCCCGTAACGCGCAGCCAAGTAGCAGGCTTCGATTCTGCATTCGGACAAATCACCAACGGTGCACGCAACCTGACGACCGCAGTGTTCCTGCCTCAAGTGATGTTCGCGCAGATTCCTGAGTTTGTGCAGGTAGCTTCAACGGTAGGGTTAGGCAATGCGAAGTTCTGGAACGAAAACTTCAGTGTGCTTAGCGATCTTAAACGCGCAAACAAAACTGGAAAGTTTGACACGCAGACAGCGGAAGACATGGTGTTCGTGGCTGGGATTGACCCCACTAACTCGCTGTTCCGCTTTGACCGCCCTGATCTAAACATGCGTGCGGAAGGTCAGACAAAAGCTGCGCAGTTTTACAACATGACAGGTAGGGCGCGAGAGTTAAGCATGGCGCTGAACTTATTGAAGCCTATCACTATGTTAATGCGTGCGTTAACGTATAGGCGCAGCGTTGCTAACCTGTTCAAAAGCGCTAACGGCAAGAACAATCCGTTTGATGAATATGACCTTGGCGTCATTATGAACTTGCCCGACGGACCACGCCGGGACTTAGCGTACGATCTTATCAAGCGGTTCGCAGAGGTAGACGCAGACACAGGCACCGTGCGCAGCCTGCGGACTGACCTTTGGCACGACGTGAGCGACGAAGCGTCCATGCTAGCCGACGACCTTGAGCTACGACTCAACGAGTTTGCGCACAGGCTTGTGCAAGAAAGCAGCATGGGTATGTCCCCGGCGATGCTGCAAGGTGGCCTGATGAAATACTTTACGCAGTTTATGACGTACAGCTTGAACGCGTTTGAGAAGCAAGCTGTACCGTTGAACGCCAGGGTGCGCAGTGGCAACGCAAAGAAAGCGCGGCTGATTCTGTACGGGGGCTTGGGGGCGAGCATGATGATGTACCTAAGCAAGCTGTACGTCAGCACGGCAGGAATGAGTGAAACCAAACGACGCGAGCGGTTTGAAAAAGGTTTGCACCCGGCACGTGTCGCGCAGATGAGCATTAGCTACATTCCAGCGATGGCCGCACCTATGACATTCGTTGCACCAATGTTGCAAATCATGAGCAACGCTGGGCAAGACACGCAGCTTAGTCGTGGTGCCATTCCCACGGCCCCTACCCTGCAAGCCGTAACGGGGCTGTTAGACAGCATGCAAGGCGTCAAGCGCCTTATGACTGGCGACCCGACAGAGTATTCGACTACGCAGCTCATGCGTTATATAACTATGGGTGCGAGCCAGCTTCCATACGTGGTGCCATTTACCAATTCAGCATCCGCTGTAGTGGCAGGTGAGGCACCGTCTTTTGGCCCTAATGCCATGACACCAGCAGAGGAACAGTAACATGGCCTATACGCCAAACACTTACAGCACAGACGGAAGCGTGCGCGACTTTAACATCACGTTTCCTTTCCTGCGGGAGAGCGACGTACGCGTAACTGTATTCGATAGCGTAGGAAATGAGTTATCGAACACGGCGGACTACGACGTAGCGATTCAGAAACCAGACGCAACCTTTCAAATTCGCGTCGTCGCATACGGGACGATCAACAACGTAGATGGCGGCACCGCTTTAGCATCCGGTTACACTGTTACGATCAGCCGCGTTACGGACATATCAACGCTTATCACTGTGTTCCAAGATGGCGCATCACTGCGTGCGGAAGACATTAACGCGCTGATCTCGCAAATTAACTACGCGCTTGAGGAATTCGGGCAAAACACTACGACTGCCCTGGGCAAGAACATTACGCAAACGGCGTGGGACGCAACGAACCTGCGCATTACGAACCTCGCGCAGCCGACAGCCGACAACGACGCAATCCGCAAGGTAGACGTGGACAGCGGCATTGGGCCTGACATTACGACCGTGGCAGGCATTGCGGCAGACGTAACGGCTGTTGTGGCAGACCAAGCAGACATCGGGGTAGTGTCGGCAAACCTTAGTGGCTCTGACACGATTGGCACCGTGGCTGGCTCTATCGCAAACGTGAACACGGTGGGCGGCTCAATCGCCAACGTGAACGCTGTAGCAGCCGACGAGGTTGACATTGGCGTTGTCGCGACGGACCTGAGCGGGTCAGACACAATCGGCACCGTGGCCGGAATCGCCAGCGATGTGACAACAGTGGCAGGCATCAACGCTGCTGTTTCGAACGTGTCGAGCATTTCAGCCGACGTGACAGCCGTGAACGCTGACGAAGCTGACATCGGTGTTGTCGCCGCAGACCTTAGCGGCTCAGACACAATCGGCACCGTGGCTGGGTCTATCGCAAACGTGAACACGTTGGCCGCGCAAGACAGTAACATCACGACCCTGACGCAAGCGGCAAACCTGACCGCCTTGCAGAACGCGGCAACGAACGCGGCAGCGGCAGAGGCGGCGCTTCAAGCCTTTAACCGGACGTACCTTGGTGCGTACAGCGCGGACCCGAGTGCGGACGGTAACGGCGATCCGCTGACCGATGGCGACCTGTACTACAACACCACGTCAAACAATCTGAAGTTCTACGACGCTGGCAATACCGTTTGGGTGACACTGAACAACAGCGTGCAAGTCAACGCAGCGGCTACGCTGGGCGCAACTGGTGACGTTACCTTTGCAACAGGCCCGTCCTACCAAGACTTCCTAATGCGCGACAACAGCAACCCGGCGCAGTGGGTGAACGTCAATCCAAGCACCGTAAAGTCAACACTGGCTATTGCAGCCGGGGACGTGTCGGGCCTCGGCACCGCAGCAGCAGCGGCGACGACCGACTTTGCCACGGCAGCGCAAGGCACGACAGCCGACGCAGCCCTGCAACCGGGCGACGTTGTAGACAACCTCACCAGCACTAGCACGACCGCACCGCTCAGCGCAGCCCAAGGCAAGGCGCTGCAAGACGACAAGGCCGCATCCGGCTTTGCCATCGCAATGAGCATCGTATTCTAAAAGGAACAGACCCATGCCTAACATTACCGCTGTTACAGACCTACAGGGCAAGACTGAAGGCACTGCTACAATCACAACTGAAAGCAACATCGTTGCGGTTACTAACGCGAACCACACCTACAAAGTCAACGCTATCTTGCTTGCTAACGACAGCACATCGGCGGCAGCAGAAGTGGACGTGCAGTTTCATGACGGAACTACCGGGTTCACGTTTGTTAACAACGTCAGCATCCCGGCTAAAGCCAGCTTGGACGTGCTTTCATCGCCCATGTACGTCAACAATAACGAAACAATCAAAGTTACCGCGACATCCGCAGTGACAGCCGTTGTGTCTTACGAACTGATTGACGTGACGTAAGCCCATGAGTCGCAAAAACAAATACATCGGCGGCATCATCGGGGCGGACCCGTTGCCTAGCGGCTCACCGCGTCCCGGCGTGTCGAGCCTCGGCGGTCTCAGCGCGGATAACGCCTTCGAAGCTCCGTCGCTCGACTTGAACTTCGACGGGCAAGCCAGCAGTTTCCGGCGGACATCGACAAGCCCGACTGCGCCGAAAGCCAACGGCGACCAGCTCGCCACCGAGATTGTGACGCAGAACAAGACGGGGAACGTGCAGTCGAAATATTTGGGGCCACACGGCAAGCTCATTAACGGGTACGTGGAGAACCTCGTGCCTCATTCCACCGATTTCTCAACGTCGGCGGGATGGACTCATAGCTCTAGCCCGTCACTCACGACTGGACAGGCGGACCCGTTTGGCGGAACGAACGCGACAACGATAAGTGACAACGATAGTGCCGGGTTTGCATTTATTGATTACTCCGTCGCTCCCGGCAGTGACCTCGTTTTCACTGCGAGCATTTTCGTCAAAAAACAGTCGAACACCGTCACAGATCAGGTCTGTCTCCTTCGTTTGCGCACCGGACCAACTACCGGCCTGTTCGACCTGCAAATCAAGCCGCAAGACGGTAGTTACATTTTCAACGACAGACAGGGAGTGCAACCTACTATTCTTGAGGCGAACCGCGAGGATTTCGGTGATTGGTGGCGGTTCAGCATCACGGTGGGTCATCCAAATTACACCACGACTACTTACAAGTATCAGTTCTTTCCGACTGTAGGCACAAGTTTCGTTGCTCCGGGCGGCAATTTCGACAATACCGCCACTGGCGCGGTGACAATCTTCGGCGCACAGTTTGAGGTCGCGGGGTCGCCGAGCCAATACGTGCCGCGTCTCGACAACCTCGTGCCAGACAGCCACCCCTTCGGCAATAGCTGGACTAGCCAAGTCACAGCAACAAATAACTACGGCACCGCC